AGGACCTAGCATATAGAAATCAATATCTTTTTTATAGAAATCTGCGTATCCACGTCTACCAGTAATTGATTCGTGTCCTAAACGTACCCACTCCATTACCGCTTGTGCTCCAGAAGGAACAATTGGGTCATAAAGTGTTACAGTTATATCTTGCCACTCACCCTTACCTTGTAACTTTCTTTTAATGTTAATGTGGTCTAACACAATTGGTTCAAAGTTAATTGAAGGTCTAGCTGCCGCTTTAACCATATATGAAGGAATTCCATCGATTTCCATCACATATCTATTTTTCATCTTAGGTTCGAAGTTCGTATAGAACATCTTATCAAACTCTAGTATTTCTGCCATTTTATTATCCTTTTATTTTATATTAATAAATATCAAGTTACCTTAAATTCGTATTAAGCGTTAAAACTTGCTCCAGTTGGTAAGATGTTGAAGTCAATTACGATGAATTCAGCTGTCTTAGCCGGTTGTAAGAAAATCTGTCCAGCCATAATGTTTCTATCGATAACATCAGGTGTGTTGTTAGATTCATCCATTACAACTCTAAATGCGTAAAGTCCTTGTCTTTGTTGAATTGCTTCTAAGTAAGGGTTTACAGTATTTAAGAATCTTGAACGAGTTGTTGCTGTGTTTTGTTCGAACACTAAGAAACGAGATGTTGAAGCTATGAACTTCTTAACAGTGATAAGTAATCTTCTTACGTTGATTCTATCTAATGCTGAAGCCTTATCTTGTAATGTCTTCTGTCCGAATGCTACAATACCTTGTCCAGGGAATGCTGCAATTGGGTTTACTTTGTTCTCATATAAAGTATCTCTTTCAGAGTGTGTTAATCTATTCAATACACTAACTGCTCCAATGATACCACCTCTATTTAAACCAGCAGGTGCGAACCATTCAGCTGCTAATCTATCGTTAGAAGCGAATACAGCCGGCATCAATACTGATGGTGGAACTGATATTAATTTGTTTGTATTAGCATCTACTGTCTTAAGCCAAGGGTAGTAAGTTGCTACATAGTTAGAATCCACTTCATTTGCTTTTTCAGTTACTTCAGTTATAGATGCATCTGCTTCAACAAAATCAGCGATATAGAAACAATCTTGTCTATCCTCAACCATATCAATTACTCTATTGGTGATAGTTGGGTGTAAAGAACGGATGATACCAGGAGTTACAACTAAGTTAATATCATATTCATCTGCGTTTGATATAGCGTTAATTGCTTTAGTATATGCCTGTGTACCTGTTGTTCCTGCATTTGCGCAGTTAAAACCTTGTGTGTTTGCTGCTTCTATATCTAAACCTAAGTTAGCCTTTACCGTTGGGTTTAATCCATCAAAACCTTCTTGGAATCCAAGAACGAATTGTCTTTTAACCATATCACTTGATGTAGAACCAGATAAAGCTCCTACACTTAATCCACCATTAGAATCAAACGCAAATACTTGGTTTGCTCCAATTTGTGCACTTTCAGGAATTGGTTTTAAATATTCTCTATTATCACCTGCTACGCCAATTGTTTCAAAATCAAATCCACTAAAGTATAATGGAGATGATGATGTATTACCCAATGAACCAGTTTGATAAACTACTGCTGGTATTTGTTGTGCTTCTGTATCATCTGTTGCAGTAATTGGGTTTGTATATGCTCCATGTCCAAATGGTGCTGCTGAAATTGGATTTCCAACACTATTTTGAGCCATTTCAACTCTTACAAATTTTGATCTGTTTGTATAATCGCCATTTTCAGTTATTTTACCATCGGCTGCAATTTCATTCCATCTATCACCAATTCTCTTAGCAATATAGTTAGGAGAAGCAGGGTCTAAGTTTACATTGTTAAATGTCTCAATAACACTCTTTCTCTTATCAGTATCAGCGAATGAACGAACTGTTACAGTAAATGTTGCATAATCAGTTGAACCATCTTCACCAGCTGCTTTTACATTAGAGATACCAATTTTAAATTTAGTATTATATAATGTACCATGCCCTAAAGTTACAAAACGGAAAAGGTCATATCTTTCACCACTAATTAATTGAGATTTAACATACGGAGTTTTTGCAGTTTTAACATCACCATATACTTGAGATGGTAATGCATTAGTAGATACTACAATGTTGTTTCCTAAAGAACCAGTATATAAAGCTGCAATGTTTTCAAAGTAAGTGTATGCATAACCAGCTTTTGCTCCAAACGGAGATTCTCCAAATACATCTGCTAAATCATTAGTAGCTGTTGGTAGAATCGATGCAGATACATCAACACCAGTAGTTAGGTCATTAATAACAAATGAACCATCAACTGCATCGTTGCTAGTTATTGTAGATGATGCAAATCCAACACCTTCATCTCCAACTTGAGTTGAGTATAGTACTCCAATCAGTTTAGTACCTAAACTTTGGTTAGATGAACCAGATGCAAAAATACCAAAAGGTGCAGCTTGGGTGTAACCACCAATACCACCAACCCTTACGATTGTTGCTGTTCCAGCTTCTCTTAAATAGTTTTGAACTGCGTGTTCAGTATAATAAGTTCCATCAGGAGTTCCGAAGATTTCTTCAAACTCTGATTGCGTTCTAACAATAGTTGGAACAAATGCAGGTCCTTGCTTAAAAGGTCCTATAAATGCTGCTCCAATTTCACCAATTCCTTGCGCTAAGAAGGAAAGGTCATTTTCTCTTGTGAATACGCCAGGTGATACGATTCTTTCTGCCATTTTATTTCTACAATTTGTATTTTAAGTTTGTATTTGCTAGTTATGAAATACACATATAAATATAATTTCTGCCCAAGGTAAATCATTTTCCATTACCATTACTCTATTATATTTGTGTACATTAATATCTTTCTCTATTTGAGATTGAATATGACTCCAATAATTAGATGGACCAGACCCACTAACAATATCTTTTACCCATCCTAAAACTTGATTTTCACTAAGTTCTTCGTATGTGGTAAATGATGCTGTATCAACAGAATCCAAACTCAGCGGAGTTGCTCCAGTAAAACTACCAGAATGTCCTGTCTCATCAACACCTGTTAATCTCCAATATGTATTCACAATTACATTATCTAATGTATCTGTATTTTGTTTTCTTATACCTGTTAATTTCCAGTCGTATGTATATCCCATAATATTTTATTTTTAATAAATATTTACTTTTTTTATTTTAATCTTCCAAAGAACCGCTATAATAATCAGTAGTTAATAAATGCCTATATGCTTGCTCAATATGATTTAATTCAGATGGAACTTCTAACATAAATCTACAATAATGGTCCATACCTTGTGTACCTATATTAATACCATATTTGTTATCTCCCGCATTTACACCAACAAATCCAATCGGTCTAGCATCAGAATCTCTTGCTGCTTTATCTTTCCAAACAGTAACAGATATAGTAGCTACATATCCAGCTGCCCAATAAACTTCAGTACCGGGTGAATCATCTCTAACTGTTAATCCATCTGCTCTAGATGTATCAGGTGGAGGTGGTAAATCCGCTGTTCTTTTTTCAATTGATACATTCGTAACTACATGATATGCATTTGGTACAATAAGTCCCGTTCCTGCTAATTCATAATCTTTTATTAGTGCCATATTATTATCCTTTAATATTAAGTATTAAATCTTTAATTTTTTGTAATTCATCTTTTAATAAATTTATTTCTTCAGCTTGCTTATCAATAATTTGTTGTTGGTCTTTTATAGATTCAATAAATAAACCTGCTAAATTACCATAAGAAACACCATATTCATCATTAACATCACAATATGTTACAGCTTCAGGAATAACCTCATTAACCTCTTGAGCAATTACACCAATTTGTCTTACTTTATTTTCATCTGCTATTCTATTATAATAAACACCTCTCATTTGAAGTAGTTTATCCAATGCTGAATCAATAGTTACAATGTTTTCTTTTGCACGTCTATCAGAGTATGCCACAATATTTTCAGTAGCGTAAATACCTCTGTAAACATACATACCATACGAAGGTGATGTTGATGATGTATTTACACCCACACAATTGTATGGGAAATAATGATAGAACATCCATCTACCAGATTGATAATAGATACCACCATTACCACCACCATCAAACATCAATACAGGTGTGTTTCCTACATCAAATAATATACCACCATATCCGCTTCTAGTACCATCAACTCTCCATGTACCATAAGTTGAATTATTTGGATAGAAGTGTGCAGAGTTTAATCCAGAATAAATACCATGGTATCCTTCCAATCTCTGCCATGTGTGCCAGAATGAATAGTTTGAAGGTCCACTCAATTGAATTAGAATACCACTCATATCATAATCCGAGTATAGTCTAACACCTTCGTATGATGGTCCGTTTGCACCTAATTTAATACCTGTGTGATATGCAATTCTTAAATCAGGATAAGGATAACCCCACCCTCCACCTTCTTGGAAGATAGAATACGCACGAGTTCCCTGTCCCGAGTTACCACCAACTCCCCAAGGTTCAAAAAATCCCAAATACGCATTGTTTACATCAATAGTAAGCATTCTGGATGTGCCATCACCATTCCAATAATATCCAGTATTATTGTAATCGTATATAAATGTACTTCTTAATTCGTAAGTATATGTTCTATTTCCAGAATAGTGATTGATATATGTTTCATATCCGTTTTCACAATCTAAGTGTAAGTTACCATTTGTAGTTACAACAGATGGATTTCCATCAATTCTACCATTAGTACCAACTCTTAAATATTTACCCCAACTCCAGTTAGGTCCGTGAAGTGTACCACCTCTCATTCTTAAACCTTGGTTGTCAACACCATTAGGGTCTAAGTAGTATCCACTATCATTTGAATCATAGAAAATAGTACCATAAACAGGACCACCAGTATACAAAGTTGAGTTTACATACAATGAGTTATTTATTCTTGCTGCATATCCACCTACAGTTGAAGAGTCCCCAATTCCTAAACAATCATTTCCTCTACTATAATACCATACCCAACCATTTCCGTTTTGTTGATACAAACCACCATTACCACTTTCATGCATATAGTGATTCCAATATCCAGATGGGTCTATAATATTGATACCAGCCCAACCATTTCTAGCATATCCATAAGTTTCCCAAGTACCATAAGATGATTGAAGTGATGTTCTCCAGTGTGAACCATAGTCTTGTGTATATAAACCAGTACCACCTTGCGCTCTAAACCAATCGTTTGCTAATACATAACTTAATTGAGTTGTTCCAGCTGGATTTACATAATATCCAGTATTATCGCTATCATAAAATATAGGTGCTCTTAATGAGTTACCACCTTGTAGATAGTTATTTACATAAACATATCCACTTGAGTACATTTCCATATTTGTACTCCTACCACCACTAGTATTTGTGTTATAAAAATATGTATGACCGGCTGTGGTAAATCTCATATAAGCCTGCCCATAGTTTGTATTAGGTCTACTAAAATGGTATGCAGCCGAACCATCATGATATGAGTTGTCAACATTGAATCCAAATCCGCCATCATTCCAAGTGTTTCCAGGTTCAGATACCCACATTTGAAGTTGAGATTGTTGACCCGTTCCCATTTCACTTGCCCTAGCTATTACTCTAAATAATGAAGTACTATGCCCACCTGCGGTATTAACAGGACCTCTTAAATATGCACTACTATTAAGGTCAACATAGTATGTGGTATCAGCGGAATCATAGAATATTGGTGCTCTAAATGATGATTGAGCATATCCATCTCTACCAACAATTACATCACCATTATTTTGGTCAACTCTAAATTTCTCATAAGCAGTTCGGTTACCACTTTGACGAGATGGAACAGTGAATGAACGAATTTGTCCAGTTGAACTTTCAGATGTGAACGCAAACATATTATTAGGATTATCATGCCATAATCCCCATCCAGTGTATGGTTCATAATCTACGAATATACCTGTCCAACCTTCACCGGTTACTTGCTGCATACCTAATGCACCACCAGAAGATGATGTTCCAGACGCATTAACTAAAATAGCCGGTCTATAATAAGTTGCTGCGTTTAGAGAACCAGCCATATTGATTGATGTACCAACAGTAGCTAAATCCAAATAATATCCAGTATTATCTCTATCAGCAAAATATGGTGCAAATAAAGTATTTGTGATTCTTACGTTTTGGTCACCTCTACCTATACTCATTATCTCATTGGTACTTACACCAGGAGAATCACTCATAAATCTAGTACCACCATACGCTGGGTTACCTCCTATTTCAACACCAGTATGCCATCCCACAACCATTCTAGTGTGTGTAGAATTTCCGTTATTATATGGAGATTTTACATAGAACATATAGTATGGTTGTCCATCACCTCTTTGTCCAGATGTAATACCCGTTGATGAACCTACATCAGATGGGTCCGATGTACTATTTGACAAGTTGATATGTCTTGTATTTCCACTGTTTGCTCCAACTCTAAATAAGAATGTTCCACCAGTATCATAAAATCGGTCACCAAAATGCTCTGGTGCTCTGAAGCTACTTCTAGCCCAAGCGATACCATCGTTTCTAACTTCAAGTGCATAACCACCAGTACCAACTCCACTTATAGCAAATCCTTCAGATGTACCACCACCAGTCCAAATAATATTTTTTAATGCAGAACCTAAATTTGATGTAGATGTTGTAGTTCTAAATCTTGCTCCCCAAACATCAGGTTCATTATTAACATTAATTAATGCATTATTAGGAATGTTTAATTGACCTGTTAGAGTTAAGTTTACAAATCTAGAAGTACCGGTAGGGTCAGCTAAGAAACTACCATCATTATTATCAATAAATCTACTAGCGTATAAATCACCCAATACAGTTGTATTGTTTGCTAATGTATTATCAACTTCTTCAATTCTAAAACCTTGAATTTCAGCCTGCCCACTATATCCACTATACAAATAATTGTGCAACCAACCTACTTGAGCAAATTTAACACCACTCATGTGGGTATAACTTGCCCCAGACCCAGCTGGACCAATTGTCATTGTATATTCTGTCCAAGATGTTGGTGGTACACCAGTCCAATAGTAAGGATTACCCCAACCACCATTACCAGGATTTGAATAATCCCAATAAAATTGTCTATATGATAAGAAACAATATGGATTACCACTTACAGTTCTAATCCATGCTGATATTTTATAAGTTTTTGTTGCATCAATTGTAATATATCCAGCTTCGATATGCCCTTCCCAAGAACCAGGTCCTCTAAATGTTGTATTACCTGCTGCGGAATTACTATTTGATGTTACATAAGTTGTAGATGACCAATTATATCCACCATCTTGTCCGAATGCGTTATGAGTAATATACTTACCACCTTCAGATTTCATACCAAATATATTGGCGCCATTTGAAGTGTTTGTAGATATTGCACCACCTACTCTTAATCTATAAAGAGTTGAAAGGTCATTACCATCAATTCTGTATGTTGTATCAGTTGAATCAATAAATAGAGGCGCTCTCATACTAGAGTCATGATATACCATATCAGTACCAACTCTATAATACTCAGACCCAGCTTTTAATGCTCTATATGCATATGAGTGACCACTTGCCATCCTCATATCAATACCATACTCCAAATCACCGGTAACAATCATTGCCCAGTCATTATTGTTTGGTTTGTTAATCCAAAGAATTGCATCAGTTCCAGACGCTTGGTTATCAATACCATCCAAACGAAGTCCACTCATTCTAGAATCACTTCTTGGATTTACATAAAATGCGGTGTCATCCGAATCTCTAAATATTGGTGCCCTTAAGGATGTACGAGCTTGCGCATCACCATCTCCAGAAATTTGGAATTCATTTCTTGCCGTATATCCACCATATGTTAATTTATTTCTAAATGCCCATTGGTCTGTAAATGCTGTTTCCAAATCATCTACCAATTCAAAAACCATTCTAACTGCATTGGTTGCCGATGTTTCACCATATAATCTCCAACCATCGTTATCACCAACAGTTTGTGAGAACATATATGGTGGAGTAGTTGATACACCATTACCATACGTTGTACCAACAGGGTTTTGTGGAAGAATGAAGTTATTACCAGTTATATTAGCAAAAGTTACATTGTCTGTTGTACGAATGTTTTGATTCATTAGATGAACATCGGTAACACCGGGTCCAGTATTTATTGAAGCAAAAACAGGTGAATCGGTTGTACGAACGTTTTGGTCCATATTAGCTGCAAATGCGTACGATGTTGTATCCATTATACGCTTCCAAGCTCCCCAAGAAGTTCCACTACCATATCTTAACCACATATTACCATTATCGGTAAATCCTAATTCATTTGCACCACCACCACTCCAGTCACTTGAACCTCCATATTTTCTAAAATACATTACACCATTGTAAGTACCACCATCACTTAAACCATTTGTTGAGTTTTGTTTGAAATCAAATCTCACACCCTGATTAGCGTTTTGAGTTTGTGGTGTACTAGCTGCTGCTCTTGTATCTTGAACGTTTATATAAGTTGCCGTTGTTGCTGATGTTGCATTTCCTAAAAAAGAACCCGCCGTTACCTGATTGAACGTTACGTTATCAGTTGTACGAAGATTCTGATTCATTAAATAAACTTCAGTAGCGCCTTGTCCCGTATCAATTGTACCACTAAGAACAACGTTACCATTTACTTGTAATGTATTATCGGCATACCATCTATCAGTTGATTCATTCCAATAGAAAGAAACAGTTGATGCGTTACCTCTCTTTACTTCTATACCAGCATTTTCAGTTGGTGCAGTTGATGCTCCAATATCTGCATTTAATGTGATGATGTTATCACCTACATTTAAAGTTGTTGTATTAATATATGTTGTTGTACCACTTACAGTAAGGTCACCACTAATTGTAGCGTTACCAGTTACTGCTAATGTAGTACCATCGAATGTTAAATTTGCTTCAACTGTACCATTTGGTGCAGTTCCATTTAATGTGATTACACCATTATTAGTTGTACCAGTTAATGCTAATAATCCAGAAGTTCCCCCACTTCCAGAAGTCCCTGCAGTTCCACCACTACCAGAAGTTCCACCACTACCGCTTGTTCCGCTTGTTCCAGAAGTACCCGATGTACCAGAAGTACCCGATGTACCAGAAGTACCTCCACTACCAGCAGTACCTCTAGTTCCAGAAGTACCCGATGTTCCAGAAGTACCACCACTTCCGCTTGTTCCAGAAGTACCACCACTTCCGCTTGTACCAGAAGTACCTCCACTTCCGCTTGTACCAGAAGTTCCAGCTGTTCCACCACTTCCGCTTGTACCAGAAGTTCCCGATGTACCACCACTTCCGCTTGTACCAGAAGTTCCAGATGTACCACTACTACCAGCAGTACCTCCAGTTCCAGATGTTCCAGAAGTACCTCCACTACCACTAGTTCCAGATGTTCCAGAAGAACCACCACTACCACTAGTACCAGCAGAACCAGAAGTCCCTGCACTTCCGCTTGTACCAGCACTTCCGCTTGTACCAGCACTTCCGCTTGTACCAGCAGAACCAGTAGTTCCAGAAGAACCCGTACTTCCACTTGTACCAGAAGTTCCAGAAGAACCAGCAGTACCAGTGTTACCTGTTCTTGAGAAATCTATTACTAATTGTGCTCCATTTGTAGAAGGAATTACCCCACTTACATAAGAAACAGGTATTTTGTAATATCCAGCTGCAGATGTTACTGCTCCTGTTACTACAAATATATTGTTTATTGTACCATTATCTCTGCTTGATAATACGATATATCCTCTAGCTGAAGTTGTTGTAGAATCATCCCATGTATCAAACCATGTAGTTTGAGTTACACCAGATTGGTCTGTATTATCAATGAATATTTGAGATATTAATCCAGTTGATGTGTTGTTATATCTTAAAGTTCCAGCACCAGGATCCGAATCAGTTGTTGATGTACTAAAATTATATTTTACACCACCAGCTTGTCCGCTTGTTCCAGAAGTTCCGCTTGTTCCAGAAGTTCCAGCAGAACCAGAAGAACCCTGTGCACCAGAAGTTCCAGATGAACCAGAAGTTCCCGATGTACCAGAAGTTCCCGATGTACCAGAAGTTCCAGAAGAACCTCCAGTTCCAGTTGAACCAGCCGTACCAGTTGAACCACTAGTTCCAGATGTTCCGTTTATACCAGATGTTCCAGAAGAACCAGAAGTTCCAGATGTTCCTGACGTTCCAGAAGAACCACTAGCTCCACCAATACCACTTGTTCCAGAAGTTCCTGATGTGCCAGAAGTTCCAGAAGAACCACTAGTACCAGAAGTTCCAGAAGAACCAGCACTACCAGTTGTACCCGCCGAACCACCTGCCCCACTTATACCACCACTACCAGAAGTTCCAGAAGTACCACCGCTTCCAGATGAACCATTTGAACCAGATGTTCCTGATGTTCCAGAAGTTCCCGAAGAACCACCAGTACCAGAACTTCCTGTTAATCCAGAAGTACCACTTACTCCAGATGAACCAGCTGAACCAGACGTACCAGCTGTTCCAGTACTTCCGCTTGTCCCAGAAGTTCCTGATGTTCCAGAAGTTCCTGATGAACCAGATGAACCAGTACTTCCACTTGTTCCAGAAGTACCAGAAGAACCACCCGTTCCAGTAGTTCCAGAAGTTCCTGATGTCCCAGAAGTTCCTGATGTACCTCCGCTTCCCGATGTACCAGAAGACCCGGTTGAACCAGACGTACCGCCACTACCACTAGTACCAGAAGTTCCAGAAGTTCCTCTTGTACCAGAAGTACCAGAAGTACCACCACTTCCGCTTGTTCCAGACGTACCACCACTACCAGAAGTTCCCGATGTACCGCCACTACCAGAAGTACCAGAAGTACCTCCACTACCAGAAGTTCCCGATGTACCACTTGTTCCAGAAGTTCCTGATGTTCCTGATGTACCAGCCGACCCAGTTGTACCAGAAGTTCCAGATGTTCCTGATGTTCCAGACGTACCAGACGTACCAGAAGTTGCTGCTGCAAATCTTCTACTAATTCTACCGGTAGTCATGTTCAATACCAACACCTCATTTGTTGTATTATCAGTTGGTATAGAATCTCCTGTTACCGAAATAGAACCACTTACATTTAGTGAACCAGTAATTTCTTGTCTATCAATTACATTATCACCGAATTTGTTTGAACCAGTAGCATATATTATTGATGATGAAATAAATGTTGTATGCAATTCAGTAGCTGTAATTTTTCCAGCCACATTTAAGTTTTGACTTATTACAACTGAACCAGTTATGTTTGAATTTCCGTTTACCGCTAACCCACCACTAATTGAAGTTGGTACATTAACTACCAATCCTCTATTTGGTGAAATATTTGCAGTTGCCGAACCAGATTTAATTTGATTAATATCTCCAATTGCATCTGCATTGATATTAAATAATCCACTACCATCACCTCTAAATAAAGATGCAGTTATAGATGATGATATTGATAAAGACCCAGTTATTTGAGTATTGGACTTTACTTCTAATGGTAAATTTCCAAAAGAATCTATTTCGTATGTTTGAACACCAGATGCAGTAATTTTTCCAACAACATTTAATGATGCCGATGAGAAATCTACTATTCTACTTCCACTTACATACAAAGCAACTAAGCTTGAACTTAGTTGATTTAAACCATTAGGGTTACCTCCTAAATACTCCATTCATTAAAACTTTTATGTTATCTCCAATACCGAAACAATTACATCTGCTGAATTAGCTAATGATGATGTTACCGAAAGAAAATCTCCGGCTTCCAAAACTAACTTTTGCTCACCACCAACTAACACATTAGAACTACCAGGCACTATTAACGCATCCTTAACAACGTATGCAACTTTGTTGGCAGATACATCTCTTACCATTACACTAACTGAAATATTATTTGTGTTTACATTAGCTACACCAACACCAATTACAGTTGTTGATGTATTTGCCGGTGTTGTGTAAACAGGAACACCTGTTGTTCCAATTGAACTTGCTATACTATTTTTAAATGCGTTTGCCATTTCTTTTTATTTTTTATCCCAATGCTATTGCAAATGCGATAGCTGAATCCAATACATTAACCCCATCCACCAAATATCCTCCTGCTGTCAAATCCATAGAACCGGTCATCTTAACAGAACCACTTACCAATAAACTATTATTTATAGTAAGATTATCGAATGATGCTTGTTGTACATCAATAGTTCCTTTAAATGAACCAGTCAAAGAACCTGTAAACGACCCACTTAAATCCGCAAAAGCATTATTTCTATCTTGAATTATAGAACCAGAAAATATAGGATTGTGTATTACCATTTTACCTTAAACATTTTGTTATAGGTATAAATATAAACTTCCATATCTTTTAAGGTTTTACAGGCCATTCTATATTAAACGGATTTGATTGATTCGTTACATCTCTCAATTGTTGTCTATAATTACTCCAAATATTTTTAGTTTCCGTTGGAATATCACTTAATTGAGTCCAATCACATTCTGCCAATAATTCATTTCTAATTTCTCTAACAATAAACCATTGATTTTCCAATCTATAATCTATATCACTTTGAGAAGCATCGGTTTGAATCCAATTCTGATAATATACGCCATCAGTTAGAACAGGAGTTCCTTCGGTAATATTTTTTGTATAATCATTTGGCATTGAAGTTGGAGTAACTACATACATATCCCAATCAGCTAATGATTCATCGGATAATTCAGCAGGTAAACTTACATTTGGATACGCCTCTCTTAATTGAGGAATACTATATGGATACGTTATTGTTTCATCTATAATTCTTAAATACATATTATTTAAAGTTTGCAGGAATTGATGCGAAATTTGTTAAATTAATACAATTGTTAAAGCAATCAGTTCCAGATGGTGTTGGAGTTCGTAACCACAATTCAGGAGCTGTTCCAGTTAATGCGTTTGTTGTAGAACTCATATTATAGCAGTTATTAAAAATCAATGCATTAGTATTATTTGTAAATTGTAATACATTTGTTAATGCTCTGCAATTTCTAAAAGTACCAGAAAAATTAGTTACATTTATATTTTGGTCAAATAATGTTGATGGTACTGATGTAAGTGCTGAACATGCAAAGAAACACGATGCAAATGTAGTTGCAGCTGGTACATTATCAAATAATCCACTTGGAACTGTTGTTAATGTTAGTATCGATGCAAATGTGTTTGAAAATGTTGTTGCATTTGGTGAATAATCAAAAAGGTCAGAAGGTATTGCTGATAATCTAGTAGCTTGAAATGCCGAATTAAAGTTTACCACTTCTGCTAATCCAGTATAACCACCCACACCATCAAGAGAAGCACTACCAGGTATTGATGTTAAATTTTGACAACCATAAAAATTTATAGTTCTCAATCCAACAATTCCCCATTGAACCAATTCAGTAATAAGATTTCTAATATTTAAATTATTATTTACTGAAAATCCTGGCATAAATCCGCTAATAGTAATAGTATATGTACCTGTTGCCGAATATGTATGAATTCTATCAGTAGATGATGATGATGTTATTAATGGTGATGATGTACCATCACCCCAACTTATTGTAAGATTTGGTTTTAATAATCCAAAATCAACTAAAGGTACAGTAAACACTGTATTTACTGAAGTTGTTGTTACTTTAAAAACAAACGGAAATACTTCTGCAGAATCCGATGGTATTAATTTTCTTGCTATACTCATAACTATAATTATTAACTCATATTTTTTCCAACTACAAATCCGTAATATGTTGTACCACCATTAAAAGTAAAGAATGATAATACATCAGTTCCAATGGATGTTAATATTGGTGCACTTCCATTAACCCAATCTACACTAGCAGGCCATGTTATCGCATAACCACCAGCATTTACCATTGTGAATGTAAATCCAAATGCATTAGATGCTGGTGGATTTGAGAAAGTTATTGTTGATGTACCACTAAATTGTCTTCTAAAGTTATTTGCTGTTAAAAGGTTTAGTGTAGCATCAGTTCCAGTTCCCAAATCTGAATAGGTTTCTCTAAATACAGTTGATGTTGATAAACCAGTTACACTTAGATTTCCAGTTAAATTTATATCACCAGTTTGAGTTGTATTACCAGAAATAGTCAATGTAGTACCATCAAATGTTAAATTAGTTTCTACATTCGCGCCAACAGGAGCATTTGAATATGTTAATAATCCATCATTTGTAGTTCCAGTTAAACCAAATCCATTAGTTCCAGAAGTACCAGAAGTAAAATTTGGAGGAGTTGTACCGGATGTACCAGATGTACCAGTTTGTCCAGATGTACCAGCCGAACCAGCAGTTCCAGATGTAAAGTTTGGAGGTGTTGTACCAGATGTTCCCGATGTACCAGTTTCTCCCGATGTACCAGCTGTTCCTGATGTAAAGTTTGGAGGAGTTGTTCCAGACGTACCAGATGTTCCAGTTATACCAGATGTACCACCACTACCACTTGTACCAGATGTAAAGTTTGGAGGAGTTGTTCCAGACGTACCAGATGTTCCAGCTGCACCAGTAGAACCTTGTGCACCACTTGTACCAGAAGTACCACTACTACCAAAGAATGTGCCATCAAATCCAGACGTTCCCGAAGTTCCGTTTGTTCCAGTTGAACCAGATGTACCCGTTGTTCCAGAAGTACCATCGCTACCACTTGTGCCAGAAGTACCACTACTTCCAAAATAAGTTCCATCAAATCCAGAAGTACCGCTTACACCAGACGTACCACTTGTACCATCAGTACCCGTAGAACCCGAACTTCCCGATGTACCAGAAGTTCCTGATGTACCACTACTACCAAAGTAAGTTCCATCAAATCCACTTGTTCCAGAAGAACCTGAAGTTCCAGAAGTTCCTGATGTACCATCACTACCAGAAATACCACTTGTTCCAGAAGAACCTGAAGTTCCACTACTTCCAAAGAATGTACCATCTAAACCAGATGTACCAGAAGTTCCCGATGAACCAGAACTTCCGCTTGTACCAGAAGTACCAGTTGTTCCACTTGAACCAGAAGAACCATTACTACCAAAGAATGTACCATCCAATCCAGATGTACCACTACTACCAGTTGTACCAGCCGTACCAGTACTTCCACTTGAACCAGATGTTCCAGCTCCAGAAGTTCCCGAAGAACCACTACTTCCGCTTGAACCAAAATAAGTTCCATCTAAACCAGAAGTTCCCGATGAACCAGAAGTTCCGCTTGAACCTGATGTTCCAGCTCCAGAAGTTCCCGAAGAACCACTACTTCCGCTTGAACCAAAGAATGTTCCATCTAAACCGCTTGTACCACTAGTTCCACTTGTACCATCCGTTCCAGTAGAACCAGAACTTCCAGAAGTTCCAGCCGTTCCATCAGACCCAGAAGTACCGCTACTACCAAAATAAGTTCCATCTAAACCAGAAGTTCCTGAAGTACCTGTTGTACCAGAAGAACCAGATGTACCAGACGTTCCAGCTGTTCCAGTAGTTCCAGAACTACCAGACGTACCACTACTACCAAAATAAGTTCCATCCAATCCAGAAGTTCCTGAAGTTCCAGATGTACCAGCAGACCCATTTGTACCAGAAGTTCCTGAAGTTCCTGTTGTACCTGCGGACCCAGTAGTTCCAGAACTACCAGACGTACCACTACTACCAAAATAAGTTCCATCTAATCCAGAAGTACCGCTACTACCAGATGAACCAGAAGTTCCTGATGTGCCACTTGTTCCTGATGTACCACTTGACCCACTTGAACCAAAATAAGTTCCATCTAATCCAGAAGTTCCGCTTGAACCAGAAGTACCATCAGAACCAGATGTACCTTGTGTTCCTGAAGTTCCACTACTTCCACTACTTCCGCTTGTACCATCTGAACCAGATGTTCCACTCGTCCCATCTATTCCAGACGTACCACTACTACCAGTTGTACCAGACGTACCATCAGTTCCAGTAGAGCCGCTTGTACCAGCAGAACCCGTAGTTCCACTTGTACCATCAGAACCAGAAGTTCCAGATGTTCCACTACTTCCAGAAGAACCTGTACTTCCACTTGTACCATCAGTTCCAGTAGAACCACTTGTACCAGATGAGCCAGAAGTACCATCAGAACCAGAAGTTCCAGAAGAACCACCACTTCCGCTTGTTCCAGACGTACCATCGGAACCTGTTGTACCAGATGAACCCGTTGTACCAGACGAACCAGATGTACCGCTTGAACCAGCTGAACCAGACGTACCATCAGTTCCAGATGTTCCACTACTACCGCTACTTCCACTACTTCCAGAAGAACCTGTACTTCCACTTGTACCAGAAGTTCCTGATGAACCAGATGAGCCAGATGTACCATCAGTTCCAGATGTTCCACTGCTACCACTACTACCACTTGTTCCAGAAGAACCTGTTGTACCAGAAGAACCAGATGTACCAGATGACCCACTACTACCACTAGAACCAGAAGTTCCGGATGTACCACCACTACCACTTGTTCCAGAAGAGCCTGTTGTACCAGAAGAACCACTACTACCGCTACTTCCAGAAGTTCCAGAAGAACCATCTTCACCACTTGTACCACTTGTTCCAGAAGAACCACTACTTCCGCTTGTACCACTTGTTCCAGAAGAACCCGTACTACCGGATGTACCAGAAGTTCCGCTTGTGCCAGAAGTTCCGCTTGTACCAGAAGTACCACTTATACCATCACTTCCAGAAGTACCAGAAGTTCCTGATGTTCCCGATGTTCCACCAGTTCCAGACGTTCCTGATGAACCAGATGTACCACCACTACCGCTACTACCAGAACTACCCCCAGTACCAGCAGTTGCTGATGAACCAGAAGTACCAGAAGTTCCTGATGTACCTCCACTACCTGCCGTACCAGTTGTACCACTTGTTCCTGATGTACCAGATGACCCTCCACTACCGCTTGAACCCCCACTACCACTAGTACCAGAAGTTCCAGAAGTACCCCCACTACCACTAGTACCAGAAGTTCCAGAAGTTCCAGAAGAACCAGAAGTTCCAGAAGAACCAGAAGAACCAGAAGTTCCAGAAGTTCCCGATGAACCACCACTACCGCTTGAACCACTTGTACCAGAAGTTCCCGATGTACCAGAAGAACCAGACGTTCCAGAAGTACCCGATGTACCAGAAGTTCCAGACGTTCCGCTACTTCCACTACTTCCGCTTGAACCAGAAGTACCGTCAGAACCAGTTGTACCACTTGTACCGCTACTTCCACTACTTCCGCTTGTCCCACTACTTCCACTTGTCCCACTACTTCCACTACTTCCGCTTGAACCAGTAGTTCCTGATGAACCAGATGAGCCAGATGAACCACTACTTCCGCTTGAACCAGATGAACCCGATGTTCCTCCGCTACCGCTTGAACCAGATGAACCACTACTTCCGCTTGAACCAGATGAACCACTACTTCCGCTTGAACCACTTGAACCAGAAGAACCATCACTACCAGAAGTTCCTGAAGAACCACTACTTCCGCTTGAACCCGCACTTCCACTTGTACCAGAAGTTCCCGATGAACCGCTTGACCCACTTGAACCAGATGAACCACCAGTACCAGTAGTTCCAGATGAACCAACCGCTGCTACTATATTTCTTCTTTCTAATCTTTTTGTTACACTATTCCAAATTACTACATCTTCCGATGAACCAGATGGTATGTTTTGTAATATCAAACTACCACTTACACCTAAACTTCCACTTATAGTTAAATTTGCGTTAATTGTAGAATCTTTATTTACCTGCAAGAACGATGCCGTATTTACCCCTTCCGCATTTAAAGCGTAAAGAGCGTATGATGCGGTGAATGCTAATGAAGCAGTTCCAACCAACATTGATGCTGTTTGTGAATTCTGAACAAAGTTTGATGTATCTACATTTGATGCATTTTGTGCAAATAATGCGTAAGATGCAGTTGATGCAAATGATGCTGATAAAACACTCATTGAAGATGTTCTATCGTTTCTTACATATTCAGTTAGATTTAATCCAGTTAAGTTTTCAACATAAGATGCGGTTAATGCGTATGAAGAACTTACGGCACTAAACACAGCCATTGATGATGTTTGATTATTTCTTACATATTGAGCCGTATCACTTAGTGATGCCGATAAAGATGCTAATGATGCGGAATCAAATCCTGCTACAGTTTTTGCAAACTCTGCAGTTACAGCGTATGATGCAGATAATACTGCTCCAAATACTCTATCACCGGGTAATGTACCATTTATCAGAGAACCACCACTACCAATTACAACATGTCCAGATGTTAATCCAGCAAATTTAATTTGTATTGTATCTTCATCAATTGAAATAATTTGACCAGGCAATACTTGGTCTTCAGAACCAGTTGCGTAAACCTGTACCATTGGGTATCTTATACCTAAATTGTGTACAATAGTTAAATCACTTACACTATTAAATGATACAGTTTCCGTTAATGATGTTTCAGGTTGAGGTACAAAATATCCTCTAGATTCATCAAATCTTAAAATATCATATTCCGCAGATGCAGTAGGTCCTACTCCTTGGAAATTATAAGTACCTAAGAACGAACCAGTAACTAATGGAGCAAATACTTTATTAGCGGCTATTAAATCATGCCCAGCATAAACATCGCCCCAAATACTTGCTGATGTATTTACTACAAATCCGTTATTAGGTGAAATAGATGCTGTGAATGACCCACTCTTTAATATAGAAGTTTCAAATGCTAAGTTAGCAATATTGATATTAGTTATTCCACTACCATCACCAACGAATGATGAACCACTTGCTATTATTACGTTACCACCAGTTACAAACAAACCACCACTAACACTTAAGTTACCAGATACGAATGTTCTAGCTCCAATTTCTAAACCTCTATTTGGAGAAATTACAGCTTCAAATGAACCAGACTGAATTCTATCAATTTTAAGGTCATCTAACGCTTCGGGTGGGATGTTAAATAATCCACTACCATCACCATCATAACGTGCTGCTGTGATTGGTACGTTTACATCTAATTTAGTTGGGTCAATAATTGCTATACCAGAACCAGAGTTAATTTTTGCTAACTCTAAGTTTTCAATCGCATCAGGTGGGATATTAAATAAACCACCACCATCACCTATGAATAATGATGCCGTTACCGAACCACTAATTGCTACCGATGATGTGAATTGAGATTTAAATGAACCAGACGATGGTGCAGTTATTACTCTAAAGGTATCACCACTTGCTACCGATGCAGTTGCTGAACCACTTGCTATTAAAGGTGCTGCGGATGCTTGTACATTTGTAATAAATCTACCATCACCAAATATAAATCCTCTTGCTGTTAAATCATCAGCTTTTAATGAACCACTAACTTCAATCGAACCAGTAAATTCAGAACCGATTTGAGAACCAGTTGCTGCAGTTATTACTCTAAATTCTTCTCCATTTGCTACCGATGCCGTTGCAGAACCACTAGCGATAAATGGTGCTGCCGTTGCTACAACGTTCGTAATGAATCTACCATCACCAAAGAAAAATCCAGTAGAAGTAACATCAAATGCTGATATAGACCCACTAATACTAACCGAACCAGTAAATTCAGAACCAATTTCTGAACCAGTCTTTGCAGTAGTTACTATGAAAGATTCTCCACTTGCTACCGAAGCAGTTGCCGAACCACTAGCAATCAACGGAGCTGCTGCGGCTTGTACGTTAGTAATAAATCTACCATCTCCAAATAAAAATTCAGTTGCTCTTATACTTCCACTAACTTCAATAGAACCAGTGAATTGAGAACCAACTTGCGATTGTGTGAATGGAGTTATTACTCTAAATCCTTCATCAGGTGTTACAGATGCAGTTACTGAACCTAATAAACTACCACTTATATCAACTGAACCAGTAAATCTAGAACCAATTTGTGTAGTATATACACCCAATTCATCAATTGATGAAGTTGAATCAGTTATTACTCTAAATCCATAATCAGGTGCTACTGATGCTGTTACACTACCACTTTTAATTTCAGTAGATATTAAAGCATCTTCAGTTAGTGCCGAACGAGGTATATTTCTTAAAAATTGTCCTTCAGCATAAACGAATGATGATGATTCAATAAACAAACCACCACTTATATCATTTACAAATAAACTACCAGATATAGATACAGAACCAGTAAATTGTGAAGCAATTGATGCGGTAAATGAACCATCTTCACCAAATGATGAAGTAAACGGAGTAATTACAACAAGTCCATAATCAGGAGAAACCGATGCAGTTACACTACCACTTGCAATTCTAACAGTATCACCAGATATTGCTGCGATTGGAATATCAAATAAACCTCTACCACTTCCACTATACATTGAAGCAGTTAAGTTACCTTCTATTTTAGTATCTCCAATAAATTTAATTTCAGCAGGTATTATTATTTCATCAATTACATTGATAGTACCTCCCATTACTGAATGCAACTCACAATTATAATACAAAATATTAGGAGCATCTAATGTTGGTGTAAATGTAATAACTCCACTATCATCACCATTATTAGTTACACCATCATTGTATGCATTATTAGTTCCACTACCAGGAGCTGTTTTAATCCAGAATGGATGTCCACTTGCATCTATACTAAATGTATATTCAATACCTCTTACCAAAGTTAAGGTTGGGTTTGAACCACTTACCAATGCATTACTTATATTATAAACACCACTACCATCATTTGTTACTAAAAATATAGTATCTATTGCATATTCAGGTGTATTTCTTGCTGAAGATGATACAATAAAGCTACCATCAAATCTAGAGTGAGTATTTACTTCAAATCCTTCCGTTGGTGAAATTGATGCAGTTGCACTTCCACTAAATATTTTTGTAGAATCAATTGCTAAGTTAGCTAGTGTGATATTATTAAGGAATCTACCATCACCAACAAAGAATGAACCACTTTTTACGGTGATAGCATTTATAGTTACACTACCACTTACAAATACACTACCAGTTAATGTAGAACCACTAACTGCGGATTCAACTACAAACCCTCTATTTGGTAATGCAGAAGCTGTTACTGACCCAGATGCAATTCTAAATAATTCTTGAGAAAGTGCTGAAAACGGAATATCTGTCAATCCAGCACCACTACCACTAAATACAGAAGCGGATACTCCCATTATAAATTTAGTACTTCCACTAACAATTAAACTTCCACTAAATGTTGAACCACTTGCTACTGATGTTACTACAAATCCAAAATTAGGAGATACAGATGCAGTTACCGAACCACTAAATATTTTTGATGTATCTAAATCAGAAAGTGCAGCTACCGGAATATCAAATAATTGTCTACCACTACCACTAAACGAGCCAGTTCTTAAAAATACTGAACCACTCAAAAATAATGAACCACTAAATTGAGAACCCCTTTGAGTTGATTCAACTCTAAATCCAAATGTAGGTGAAACGGATGCAGTTACCGAACCAGAAAGAATTCTATTTGTATCTAATGCATCGGGTGCTAATGCGGTTCTAGGAATATCAAATAATCTAGCACCACTACCAGAATAAGATGAACCAGATGTTAATTCTATACCTCTACTACCACTTACAAAAATAGAACCCGTAAATTGTGAACCAAAATCAGGTGATTTTACTATAAGTCCTGTATTAGGTGCTGCCGATGCCGTTACCGAACCACTTGCTATTTGTGTGGTTTCCAATGGTGGTATTACAATATTTCTAAGTCTACTACCATCCCCAACAAAAGAACCACTTATATCGTATGCACTCATAGATACAGCGGTTACAGCCGATGCCGTTATAGAACCACTCACATTAATACTTCCGCTGAATTCAGAACCAATTCCAGTAGATTCTACCCTAAATCCAAATGCAGGTGAAACAGAAGCCGTTACCGAACCAGATGCAATTCTAAATGAATCTCCAGTAAACGCTGAACGAGGAATGTTAAATAATCCCGCTCCATCTCCCTGAATATATGATGCACTAATTGATGCCGTTACTTCTCTTGCTACAATTCTATCACTTACAAATAAACTACCACTAATTATGACATCAGGACCTCTTTGTAAAATATTATCAACAATATCAATAATACCCTTCATTGCGAAGTGGTTTTGACAAATATAATATAATATATTAGGAGAACCAGCTGGTGGTGTAAACGTAACTACACCAACATCATCACCATTATTAGTTACACCATCATTGTATGCATCCCCAGTTCCAGTTGTTTCTAAAGTTTTAATCCAAAAAGGATGACCAGGTGCGTTTACATTAAATGTATATGTTATACCTCTTACTAAAGTTAATCTTGGATTATTACCACTAATTGCACCAGTAAAAACATATTGACTAACTCCATTATTGGTTACATTAAATACAGTTTGTATTGATTCACTCGGCAAATATATCGCCGATGCTGATATAATCATACTACCCGTAAAGGTAGAAAATGTATTTACTTTAAATCCTTCATTAGGTCTAATAGATGCTGTTACAGAACCGCTACCAATCTTTGATAAATCCAAATCAGGTATAGCAGTCAATGGAATTTCTCTTAAATTTTTACCACTACCAGAAAAAGAACCTGTTAATATTTCAATATTTCCACTAACAAAAAGAGAACCAGTAAATTTAGAACCACTTTCCAAAGAATTTACCCTAAACCCATCATCAGGTGTTACAGAAGCAGTAACGCTACCACTTGCTATTAAATTTGATAATAATGCATCAGGCGTAAGTGCCGAACGAGGTATATCAAATAACCCTTTACCACTACCACTAAAGAATCCACTTCCAGTTGGTATAAAAATAGAACCAGTTACATTCACCGAACCAGTAAATTGAGAACCACTCCTAATTGATTCTACTTTGAATCCAAATTCAGGAGTTACAGATGCAGTTACACTACCACTTGCAATTCTAAACGCATCTCCAGTAAATGATGTAAAAGGAATATCAAATAACCCCTTACCACTACCACTAAAGAAACCACTACCAGATGGAATAAATACAGAACCACTTATATTAATAGAGCCTGTAAATTGAGAACCACTATCTATTGATTCTACTTTAAATCCAAAGTTAGGGGAAACGGATGCAGTTACAGAACCAGATTCAATTCTAGGAGCTGCTGCGGCTTGCACGTTTGTTAATTGAGAACCATCTCCTATAAATGCAAATGCAGTTACACTACCACTAACATCAACACTTCCAGTAAATTCAGAACCACTATCAGGTGATTTAACTACAAATCCAAAATTAGGAGATACGGATGCCGTTACAGAACCAGATTTTATTTCTGCTGAAATTAATGCATCTTCAGTCAATGCCGAACGAGGTATATTTCTTAAATATTGTCCTTCACCATAATAATTCGAACCAGATGCTAATTGTATAGAACCACTAAATGGTGATACAAATAAACTACCACTAATATTAATCGAACCAGTAAATTCAGAACCACTTTGTTCCGATATTACTTGAAATCCTATTTGTGGTGTTACCGATGCAGTCACAGAACCAGTTGCAATCTTAGTTGCAACTAAAGAATCTATATTTAGTGCTGATAGTGGAATGTTAAATAAACCCTCACCACTACCACTAAAGAAACCACTACCAGATGGAATTTCAACATTTCCACTAACAAAAAGAGAACCCGTAAACGATGACCCGCTTTCCAATGATTCAACTTTAAATCCAAATTCTGGAGTTACAGATGCAGTTACAGAACCGGTTGCTAGTTTTGTTGCAACTGGTAAATTAAATAAATCTCTACCATCTCCAAAGAAAGAGCCTGTAAATGAACCAGTAATTGATTGAGATGCTGTAATATCATTTACAATAATAGATGAACTAACTAATACAGAACCAGTAAATTGTTGTGTATCATTGTAATTATCACCAAAAACATTAGAACCAGACGAATAAATTATTGAAGATGATATATAAGATACAATTATACTTTCGGCATAAATTGTATCATCTACATATAAATCACCCTGAACTCTAGCATTTGTATTAATTAATAAATCACCTTCTACAAAAGATGCAGTAGATGAACCACTTGCTATAAATGTTGCATTTGGTAGGTTAAATAAATCTCTACCATCTCCAAAATAAGAACCAGTAAATGAACCAGTAAATGAGCCTGTGAATGCTCCAGTTGCTCTATCTAAATCTAAACTTCTTACAAATCCTCTATTACCCTGGTCATCTGAAACTACGATAGCTGGAGAACCAGAAAGTGATGCGGAGAAATTAGGGACACCTAAATTTGGTTCAGCTTGGGATAAATCCAAAAACTGATACCTATCTGATGTTACATTTTTAGGTGAAACTACCCTTACCCTTCCTGTTAATAGATTACTAATTGCCATTCTTTACTTTCCAGCTTTTTTATAAATATAATGAATCCCTTATAAATAT